TATGATTGCCAAACAGCATGAGTGTGCTATCTTTTATATGTCACAGCTTTCTGCAGATGCGGAGGGTAAGGTGTTACTCAATCAATCCATGATGGAAGGTTCACGTACAGGTAAGGCAGCCGAAGCTGACCTTATGATATTGATTGCAAAGAATCCGCCTGTTGATGGTCAGGAAGAAGAAGATTCACAGCGACACCTCAATGTTGTAAAAAATAAGTTGACAGGATGGCATGGTGTGGTACACTGCGAGCTTGAATATAAGACTGCGAGGTACGTATCGTGAAATTAGTTATAGATGTAGAAAACACAGTTACTAACAGAGATGGCAAGTTACACCTTGACCCATTCGAATCCACTAACACGTTGGTAATGGTGGGTATTCTCACAGATACTGGAGAAGAGTATCAAGTTACCTTTGACCATGCGGACAAAGAACCCACAGAGAATGGGCATAAGATTGTACAAGACCTACTGGATAAAGCAGGTGCTATAATATGTCACAACTCTGCTTATGATTTAATGTGGTTATGGGAGTCTGGTTTCAAGTATGATGGTGCGGTATTCGACACTATGCTTGCTGAGTATGTACTACAGCGTGGTATCAAACAACCACTGTCTCTTGAAGCATGCGCTGAGAGATATGAAGTTGATACAAAGAAGCAAGATACTCTGAAGTATTATTTTAAGAAAGGTGTTACCACACGAGAGATACCACATGATGAGTTGGTGTCTTATCTATCTGCTGACTTGCATGCCACACAACAGCTTTCTAATAAATTAATGTATAGGCTAAATAGTAGCGATTCATCTCTGATGGATACAGTTCTACTTACCAATCAACTGGCTGTAAGATTGGCTAAGATATATTGCAGAGGATTCAAGGTTGATTTATCTGCTCTTGAGGATGTGCGTGACCAATACGAAACAGAGCGACACCTTCTCGTAGAAAGTTTAGAAATGCAAGTCAGAGAAGTTATGGGTGACACACCTGTAAACTTAAATAGTCCAGAGCAGTTATCGTGGGTTATATATGGTAGGAAAGTTAAAGATAAAACAGATTGGGTTACAGCCATTGACCCATACATGACAGGCTCTGATTTCAAAGAAGCTATGGCACAGCATACAACACGATTATATAGAACAGAATCAAAGCAATGTACTACATGCACTGGTTATGGTAGGATTCGTAAGACTAAAAAGGATGGCACACCTTTTGCGAAAGAAACACGTTGTGTTGATTGTGATGGCAAAGGCTATTTATATATACCTACAGAAAAACGTGCAGGATTTTGTTTTGTGCCACCATCACCAAAGTGGGCATCAGCTAATGGCTTTACAACAAACAAGATGAATTTACAAATGCTTGAGAGTACAGCCAAGAACAAAGGCATGAAAGATGCAGAGCGATTTTTACGTAATGTTCGTAGGTTATCTGCAGTGGAGACTTACCTATCTTCTTTCATTGAAGGTATAGCCACACATGTAAAAGCCGACAATAGATTGCATGTCAGATTGTTACAGCATCGCACGTCTACAGGTAGACTATCTGGTGCAGACCCAAACATGCAGAACATGCCCAGAGGTGGTACGTTTCCAGTAAAGAAAGTTTTTGTATCGCGTTGGAGTGATAATAACTTTGGTATGAAAGGATATATTCTTGAAGCGGACTTTGCTCAACTAGAGTTTAGAGCTGCTGCATTTTTGTCACAGGACAAGGTGGCTATGGAAGAGGTCAAGACAGGCTTTGATGTGCATGCGTATACAGCTAAGATTATATCTGATGCAGGTCAGCCTACAAGCAGACAAGAAGCAAAAGCGCATACTTTTGCACCTTTGTATGGTGCGAGTGGGTTTGGTAGGACAAAAGCTGAAGCGTCATACTATGAGCATTTTACACAGAAGTATAAAGGTATTGCTGATTGGCATAAGACTTTAGCTAGAGAAGCACTAGACCATCAAAAGATTGCTACACCATCTGGTAGAGAGTTCTCATTTCCAGATGTGCAACGTAATAGAAGTGGCAGAATAAGTCACTTTACGCAGATAAAGAATTATCCTGTGCAGTCGTTTGCTACCGCAGACATTGTGCCATTGGCACTACTACACATTGATAATCTTTTAGAGCGAATGAAGTCCTGTATAGTTAATACAGTACACGATAGTATTGTAATTGACGTGCATCCAGAGGAGAAGAATGCGGTAATTGGTGTCATAGATAAAACTAATAAAGAGTTATCTTCTTTGATATCAAGTCGTTGGGGAATAACCTTCAACGTACCACTATTATTGGAAGCAAAAATAGGATATAATTGGCTTGACACTAAAGATGTTATATGATATAACTATGTCTCATTTGTTAAAGGAGAAACATATATGACAGAACTAACGACAATAGACCCGAACAACTATGGCGCAATGGCAAAGGCTATGGGCATAGCTAATGAAGCACCTGCTAAATCTAAAAGCAGTTCTTTGGCTAGGCTACGCATTAACCATTCACCAATCATGGGTACAGCAGAAGTTAAAGGAAAAAGTGTTAACGTAGAGACTGTTAGCGGTGGTACGTACAAACTGGAGATTCCAGATGGTGATACATACTTTGCTAACTCTGTTAAGATTAGACCGCACATGCAAAGGTTTATGTATAAGCGATTTGTAATGGGCGGTGCTAACGCACCTAACAGGTATGTTAAAACTGTTATGTCAGATAATCTAAATGTAGATTTGAAAGACAACGATGGCGGTTTTAACTGCGGTAAACCTGCAGGTTATATACAGGACTTTAAAGCATTACCAGAGAAGAAGCAGGAATTAATCAAGCAGATTAAAAGAGTGCGAGTTCTTTTTGGTACAATCGAATTAGTAAACCCAGTGACATCAACTGGTGCGGAAGTGACTGTTGACCCCATGCCTTTTATATGGGAGATAGATAACAGAGATGCCTTCAAAATTGTGGGCGAGCCTTTCGCTAATCTGGCAAAGTTACAAAGACTGCCAATACATCATATGATTACAGCTACGACTGACGAGAAGAAGTTACCTAATGGTAATAGCTTCTTTATTCCTGTCGTGTCTCTTGATGTGTCTAAGTCTATTGAAGTGACTGACGATGACCAGAATATGTTTGCTGACTTCCTAGCGTGGTTGGATAATTACAATCAATACATTTTGAATCTATGGCAAGAGAAGGCTAACTCTAAAATGGAAGATGATGATGTTGATGTAATAGACAGCATGGTTGACATCGAAGTTGAAGACGTGGGTTGCTAATGAACCATCCTGCTGAACTAGCGTTGCATCAATACCTTGAGAATGCTGTTAATGGAAAGACAGCTATGTCTAGTACAACCATTCAACAGGTGGCTACCGATGTGGCAGAAGCTATGCAACGTCAGTTTGGTGGGGAGAAAAAGCGTAAAGACTTTCGTTTACGTATGTCGAATGTGGGGAGACCAACTTGTCAGCTATGGTATGACAAGAATAAGCCTGAGAAAGCTCTACCATTTCCTACAACATTCATTATGAATATGATGATTGGTGATATAGTGGAAGCAGTATTCAAAGGTCTAATGACTGAAGCAGGTATTAATTATGAAAACTCTAAAGAAGTTTCTTTGGATGTTGGAAAGTCTAAAATATCTGGCACGTATGATATCGTTGTCAATGATGCGGTAGATGATATTAAGTCTGCTTCAGATTGGTCTTACAAAAATAAGTTTGAATCCTATGACACTCTCGCAGAGTCTGATGGGTTTGGATATATTGGACAATTAGCAGGTTATGCCAAAGCGTCTGGTAAAAGAGCAGGTGGTTGGTGGGTTGTTAATAAAGCCAATGGACATTTTAAGTATGTACCTGCCACAGGTTTAGATATGACTAAAGAAGTCAAGAAGATATCTAATACTGTGAATGTTGTAAAGGCTAATAAGTTTAAGCGTTGCTTTGAAGCCGAAGACGAAACATTCAGAGGTAAACCTACAGGTAACAAAATATTGAACACGAACTGCAAGTTCTGTTCATACCGATTTGATTGTTGGTCTAACCTTGTGGAAAGACCTGCGGTCAAGTCACAAGCCAAGCAACCTAGAATGGTTGCGTATGTTCAATTAAGTGAGGAGTATTTAAATGAGTGATATGGAAATGGAAGCTCTTGAAACAGAGATAAAAGAAACTCAAGAGCGTTTAAGTTCTTTGCGTAAAGAATATAAAGAGAAAAAGTATGCATCCTTAAAAATGGCTATGGAAGCTAAAAGGGAAGCAGACAGAGCTTTAGCTGAAGAGTATAAGGCTCTCGGTATTTCTTCTCTATCTTACAACAGAGGATTCTTTCTTTAATTGGTAAATAGATTCTCTCAGTTTGCTACAGCACGAAAGTATGGGTATCGTAGCGGTCTGGAAATAAAAATATCCGACTTGTTGAAAGAGCAACGTGTTAAATTTAAATACGAGCCTTTTAAAATAGAGTGGGAAGACTTAGCCTACCGCACATACACACCCGATTTCGTGCTGTTCAATGGTGTAATAATAGAAACTAAAGGACAGTTCACAGCATCAGATAGAAGAAAGCATCTCGCTATAAAGAAACAACATCCTAAATTAGATATACGTTTTGTGTTCGAAAACAGCAGACGTAAACTTAGGAAAGGCGCAAAGTCTACGTATGGTGAATGGTGCGAAAGATATGATTTTGTTTACTATGACAGGATTATTCCTGAAGCATGGATAAAAGAAAAAGGCAAAGACAAGTACCCAAGTTTTATAAAATTTAATGGATATAAAAGGAAAGCATATGGACATAGTAAATAAGTTAGATAAAAACGATTTTATAATAAGAGTTCGTCCCAATAAGACTGGTAAGAATGGTGCGTGGTCAGGCAGTGCTGACTTAGTGGTCGTTACGTCAGAGGATAATAACCTGCCAGAAGACGAGTGGAGTGAGCTTATGCAGTTTTGCAGAATGATGTGTGCTTCTGTTCCTATAATAGAGGAAGTAGAAACTTTTAGAAACTTGTTGCATGATTATCTCAATCGTTCAAATGATGGTCAACAGGATTTATTTATTGACAAAGAAAAAGATAGTAATATAATACATTTAAATTTTATGAATGGGGTGAAGCGCAATGAAGAAAAAGATTGACATGGTGAATAGTCCACCACACTACTTAAAAGGTGGATTAGAATGTATAGATGTGATACGAGCAGCTTTAACAGATGAAGAGTTTAGAGGTTACTGTAAAGGTAATAACATAAAGTATGTATACAGAGAGAGAGATAAAGGTAAAGATGAAGACCTTGAAAAAGCTAGAGTATATTTAAAGTATATAGAGGACAAGTAAATGCTAGTTAAAATGCTTATAGCTATAGATATAGACCCAGAGGAGTACCCCATTCCTGCCGATGGTAAAGTATCAGAGGAAATTGAGGATGGCATTCGTGAATATTTTTATGATGTTCAGGGTGCTGAAATTAAAAATATAAAAACATTGAGAGATTGACATGAATAATTTATTACCTACCGACTACCAAAACTTCATTGCGTTATCACGTTACGCAAGATGGAAAGAAGATGAACAAAGACGTGAGACATGGAGTGAAACTGTAGAAAGATACATAGACTATATGTCTAATCATCTTAAAAAGAAACACAATCATACTATCCCACAGGCTACAAAGCATGACTTAGAAGATGCAATGATGGGATTGAGTGTGATGCCTAGCATGAGAGCATTGATGACTGCAGGTTCTGCATTAGATAGATGCCACGTAGCAGGATATAATTGTTCTTATATACCTGTTGATAGTCCACGAGCGTTTGATGAAACCATGTATGTGCTAATGTGTGGCACAGGTGTAGGCTTCTCTGTAGAAAGAGAGAATGTAGATAAATTGCCTGTTGTAAATGAACACTTTGAGAAGAGTGATACCGTTATAAAAGTTGCTGATAGCAGACCGGGTTGGGCAAGAGCATTACGAGAAATGATAGCCATGTTGTATGCAGGACAGATACCACAATGGGATGTATCAGAAGTAAGACCTGCAGGTGCTAGACTAAAAACCTTTGGTGGTCGTGCTAGTGGTCCTGCACCTTTGGAAGAACTGTTCCAATTCTTAATTGATAAATTTACCCAAGCTAAGAATCGCAGACTATACCCATTAGAATGCCACGATATCATGTGCAAGATTGGTGAAGTTGTTGTAGTTGGTGGTGTGCGTAGGTCTGCATTAATATCTCTCTCTAATCTAGGAGATACGCAGATGCGACATGCTAAGTCTGGACAATGGTGGGAGAATGAAGGACAACGCGCGTTAGCAAATAATAGTGTAGCCTATAAATCAAAGCCTGATATGGATACTTTTATGCGTGAGTGGCTTGCTCTTTACGAAAGTAAGTCTGGTGAGAGAGGTATCTTTAATAGACAGTCCGCTATCAAACAAGCATCTAAGAATGGCAGACGAGATGTAGAACAAGAGTTTGGTTGTAATCCATGCAGTGAAATAATACTACGTCCCTATCAGTTCTGTAACCTTACGGAAGTTGTTGTGCGTGAGTCTGACACAGAAGAAACTCTGATACAGAAAGTAAAACTAGCAACTATACTAGGCACATACCAGTCTACTCTTACAGATTTTAAATATCTGCGTAAGATATGGAAAGATAATACAGAAGAAGAAAGACTGCTAGGTGTGTCACTCACTGGGATTATGGACAATGCATTGTTAAGTGGTAAGAGTCCAAGAATAGGTAACAATATAGAGGGGTTGCTCACAAAGCTACGTGAGACTGCTGTTGAAACAAACAGAAAAGTATCTGCTAAGATTGGAATACCACAGTCTACCGCTGTGACTACAGTCAAGCCTAGCGGTACAGTTAGTCAATTAGTTGACAGTGCGAGTGGCATACATGCTAGACACAATCCGCACTACATACGCACAGTTCGTGGTGATAACAAAGACCCACTTACACAGTTCATGGTGGCACAAGGCATACCATCTGAGCCTGATGTAATGAAGCCACAAAGCACCACAGTGTTTAGCTTTCCTATGCAAGCACCATCGACTGCTGTGTTTAGACAAGACATGTCAGCCATTGAACAGTTGAACATATGGTTGAAGTACCAGACATACTGGTGCGAACATAAGCCATCTGTAACTATCTCTGTAAAAGAACACGAGTGGCTAGAGGTAGGTGCTTGGGTGTATGAACACTTTGATGAAGTATCAGGCATAAGCTTCTTGCCTTTCAGTGAGCATACCTATAAGCAAGCACCATATCAGGACTGCACTGAAGTAGAGTACAAAGATATGTTAAGCAAGATGCCAAAGGGTATTGATTGGACAGCACTGTCTGAGTTTGAAAAAGAAGATACAACATCAGGCAGTCGTGAGTTGGCATGCACCGCAGGTGTGTGTGAAGTAGTTGACATTAGCGCATAAAGGAGATAAAATGAAAGAGTTACTTTTAAATGCAACAAGAACCTACCTTATGGGTAATATAAATAAGCATCTTGCAAATATAAATGTTCTGGTTCAGAATCCAGTGGGTATAGGACAACATCAGGATATTATGCAAACTATAGATAAGGAGTTAAGTAGCATTGCAGAGCATGAAGGCAAGCTAAATATATTAATGAAATATCTGGCTTCAACACAACCTCAAAATGAAGGGACATCGAATGACAAAGACAGCACCGTCACCAAAAAATAGAAAGAAATTTGACATAGACCTGCAGTATGGTAAGGTCAGAGAACAGCTTGTGGCTGATATGTTGCAAGACAAAAAGATTGAAGTCAAGAGTGAGCGAGATGTGTGGCAGAGAACTGGTAACATTGCAATAGAGTATGAATGCTATGGTAAGCCTAGCGGTATCAATGCCACTGAGTCAGACTATTGGTTTCATAATCTATGTATTGGTGATGAAGTCTTTGCCACTCTAGTATTTGACACAAGAAGTCTTAGACGTATTATACAGAACCTAGACTATAAAAAGTCTGTGTCTGGTGGAGACCACAATGCGTCACGTATGTATCTACTAAACTTACAAAAATTATTTTCATCTGATGTTATAAAAGCGTTCAAGGAGAAAAAGAATGCAGCATAGGAAGTTCAAGAGGTATGATGCCCCACTAAAAATACAATTTAGTTGGGGCTATGAAGCGTTTAAAAAGGGCGGTAAGTATAGACAGTTGGGAAAGAGAAAGCTGTTTACAGAATTTCGCCCTCGCTTCAAAGAAGATATGCAACTCAAAGAGTGGCAACGCGGTTTTAATACTGCGTATTTTGAGAACCTGTCGAGGATAAAAAAAGATGAACAACTTAGAAAAGGAAGCTAAACAGTTTATGAAATGGAAAAACATCAGCACAATAAGTGCTACAGAATATCAGCAGTCTGCATGTAAGACAGCTATATTCCCAAAAGAATTAGGTGTACAATATCTTGCACTAGGTCTCACTGGTGAAGCAGGAGAAGTTGCAAACAAAGTAAAGAAGTTAATACGTGATGGGGGAGATACACCAGATAAGCGCAAGGAGATAGGCAAAGAGCTTGGCGATGTGTGTTGGTATCTGGCTGTATTAGCGGAAGAGTTGGGTTCTAATCTTGGTAAGATAATGGAAGATAATCTTAATAAGTTAGAAGACAGAAGAGCAAGAGGTGTGCTTGGCGGTTCTGGTGATAACCGCTAGTTGTCAGGCTTAGACATCAAGCCATACTGCTTTTTTGCAGTCTCTGGATTTGTTGTTTTCTCTCTTTTCTTGCCTAAAAACTCCTCTGTTGTTTCAGAGGAAAGTATCTCTTTAGGTGGTTCATCCACCTTTGGAGGTTCTGGCTTTACATCCTTTGCCAGTTCTTCATCCATTATTTCTTTAAAACTTTTCTTTACAGCCTTTGCGCCTACTCTGATGCCCGGCACTATGCCCATTGCAGACATCATAGCATATGCACCACCTAATCCCATCTTTCTTAAATCACCTTCATCATAGCCTAGCTCAACGAGTTCACGAGCGTATGCTAAATCATTAGGTAGTTCAGATGCAGCTTTTATTTCGCCTACAATAGGTGTAATATCCGCTATAGATTTTATAGTATCTATGGATTGTTCTTTTAATTCAGCAGGAGTTAGTTCTGCTATAGATTGATACACATCTTTATTTACTGAACTCTCAAAATAATCAAGCCCATCTCTCTCGGTCTTCTTTGCTATTATTAGTGCTTCTTCAGCACGAGACTTTCTTTTAGGATAGTTGTCAAATGTATCTTCAGTGTCTGAGTCCACCAAAGATTGAAGGTAATCCATTTGTTCTTTTGTATTTAGCATCAGTTTCCTATACCCTTTGTACCACTTATACTTCTAGCCCTTTCTATACCCCAACGTAGGACATTTACTGGTTCACCCTCGATGTATATAGTCATGTCTCTATCAGCAGATACAGATTCTCCACCATACTCTCTTCTATACTCTGCATCTATTC